AGTTGTATCTGTTCCAAGCGCGACGCTATTTGGTTGGATGATTGTAGAAATATTTACGCTTGCCGAACCATCAAACAAAACCGAACCAGAAACGTTTCCTGATAATGAAATGACACGAGCGTTCTCAAGTGTTAACGCTGAACCAGCAGGGCCATTCTCCCATTCTGTTCCGTTGTATACAAGCGTTTCTCCATACACAGGGTCTTCAATCAAAACATCGACAAGTTCGTAAAGTTCTTGTATACCATCTTGGGAATTTGTCATTTGAACCCATGCACCCGAATAATAGGTGTAGAGCTCTAATTCAATAGAGTTGTACCAAAGGTCGCCTTCTGCAACTTCATCATCTGGAGGATTGTCGGATACTGTAATAAAGTGGATTGTTTCGTTAACCCAAACCGAAGCAGAACTGTCATATACTAAAAAGTCGCCGCCCTCGATGTTTGATATAGTTACATCGCCGACATCATCAAGGTTGTTGATTGTTGGGATTGATGCCCACTCAATACCGGCAGAAGCAGAGCTGCTTGCTTTTAGAAAATATCCGTTTGTTCCAACACCCAAACGAAGGAGGTTGTTCCCATCTGTTGTTAGGATGTCGCCTTTTGTTGTTAGTTTTGATACAAGTTCGTTGGCTTCATCGGCGTCATTTGCGGTAAAGACAGGGTAGATGACTGAGCCAATTGGGTGTTCTGAAGCAGTGGTGTCATCTTGTGCCCTAACCAGCGTCAGTGTTGAACCAGAGATAGTCGCAAGACACTTTTCTTCATAAATTGAAGATGGGTTTAGTACAACGTAGAAGGGTATTCCCGCAATTGATGGCCATCCAGTGGTCGCCGCAATGCCAACAGTTGTCCCAACGTTAGTTAAGAGTGTTGTTGTAGTCGTATTGCGAGCCGCGCCCGAATATTGTTTGCGTGTATATGCTGCCATGATTACTCCTAGTTTACTTCATCTCAACTAACAAGGGCCTGAAGACCCCAGTATCCAGCTGTGATTCCTTGAATTGGGTCTGTGTCATACAATGCTGTTTGTCCGGATACACCAGAGCCACTTGCAGTGCGAATATTCGTTACACGTCTTACTGCTGAATCGCCAGCTGTTGCCCCACCAGAAGCTGTCGCCGACCTGAGGAATGTGATGAGTTCACTCAGGTTGGTTGAAGAACTGGTTCCGCTTCCAGATGCGGTTCTTGGCGCCGTATGCAAACCTGTTGCACTATCGCCAACAGTCGCTCCACCCGTAGCTGTTCCCGAACGAATATTGCTGTAGAGCGTTAAGTTGCCAGAGCCACCGATTCCTGAGCCAGAAGCAGTTCTGAAAACAGTTCTAAGTTGCTGAGACACAAGTTCACTGCTCTGACCAGATGCGTTTGCGGTTCGTGGGGCGGTGTGCTTCCCTAAAGCGGTGTCCCCAGCTGTTGCAGAACCAGAGCCATTAGCGGTTCTGATGTTTGAGTACAGAATAGTGGTTGCAGAAGTCCCAAATCCAGAACCTGATGCAGTTCGTATGAATGTTGTGACGATTGATGTCGCCGAATCTCCAGTTCCATTTCCATCTGCGGTTCTTGGTGCAATATGAAGACCAGTTGCTGTATCGCCTGCAGTCGCACCGCCAGAAGCAGTTGCTGAACGAAGATTGCTTTGGAGAGTTGTATTGCTTGAACCGCTTGTCCCATTGCCGGTTGCAGTTCTTGGTGCTGTATGTAGGCCAAGTGCAGTATCTCCAGCTGTAGCAGAACCAGAACCAGTAGCAGCTCTTGGTGCAACATGTAGACCAGTTGCTGTTTGACTTGATGTTCCAGCAGATACAGATGTTCTGTAAAGAATCTTGAATTCATTCGTGCTCTCTGCTCCGGCTCCAGACCCAGTTGCGTTTCTTGGAGCTGTGTGCAGGCCAATTGCTTCGTCTCCAGCAGTTGCTCCACCAGAAGCACTCGCCGAACGAAGATTGCTATAGAGGATTGAATTACTGGAACCGCTAGTTCCTGCGCCCGATGCAGTTCTAGGGGCAGTATGTAATCCAAGAGCTTCATCGTTAACTGTCGCCCCACCATCCCCATAGGCAGTTCTAATTTTTCCGTATCTGTAGGATACGAGTGAGTCAGACTGTCCTGATGCAGAACCACTCCTGCGAACACTGTGCAATTGTTCTGATGTTGACGAACCAATTCCAGTAGCGGATATGGTCCTGAGTAATGTATTTTTTTCTTCCGAAGACGACGAGCTGCTTCCTGAAGCATTTGCAGTTCTGAGACTTGAATGAAGAATTAATGCAGTGTCACCTGCAGTTGCGGAACCCGAACCTTGAGCGGTTCTGAGATTTGAATGAACGATTGAGTTATTTGATGTTCCAGAACCGCTAGCCGAAGCAGTTCTAAGGTGTGTATGAATAGCAGAAACAAATGAATCGCCATTTCCTGAACCAGTAACACTTCTTGGTGAAATGATGAGTCGCGTTGCAGATTCACTTGACTGTCCATCTGCAGTTGCTGTTCTTGGTGCGGTGTGCAGGCCAACTGCAGTTGAGCCGCTTATGGCTGAACCGGTAGCCGAAACAACAGCCGTTCTAACTCTTGTTGATGATTCGCTTGACTGGCCAGAACCAGTTGCACCTCTCGGTGCAGTATGAAGACCAATTGCACTATCTCCAGCTGTTGCACCGCCCGATGCACTTGCAGCTCTCAGGAAGGTTATTACTTCACTTAGATTGCTTGAAGAGCCAGTTCCATTTCCTGTTGCACTTCGTGGAGCTGTGTGTAGAACAACAACACTGCCATCTCCGCTAGCAGAAGCAGATGCTTGTCTTGGAGCTGTATGGAGACCAATTGCCTGGTCTCCTGCGGTTGCAGAACCAGAGCCAGTGGCCCCTCGTGGAGAAGTATGTACTGAGACAATGGCGTGGCCAGATGTAGCAGATGCTGAAGCAGTTCGTATTGCCGTATGAAGTTGCGATACGGACGAAGAACCACTTGCTGTAGCGGAGGCAGTCTCCGATACTGTTTTAAATCCTACATAGAACGACGACGTCCCTCGGAATGGCTCCGAAAAACTAATTATCTCTTGTTCATCCATGAGGGGTCACTCCCCTTGTGGATTAGTCGAGTGTCAGTGTAAGAGAGGTAATCTCGAAAGTGTCACCTGCGGTAACTGCAGCGTTTGCCGAAAGAGCACCGTACCAGAGGCAGTTGCCAGCGGTTGAGTTGTCCCACAATGACCAATGTGAGTAGGTCTCTGTTGCAGCAACAAGAGTCCACTCAACAGTTGCTGTTGAAGTCTTTGAGCCGCCAGATGCAGCGCTAAAAGCAACAGTCTTGCGAGTTGTTTCTGTTGCAGGGTTGCTGGTTCCAGATTCGCCTGGGTCTCCAGTGTGGAGCTTGAGATAGGTAGCAGAAGCCGAGTATGCAGAACCCGAACCATCCAAGGTATCGAGTAACTCGTTTTCTAGAAAGTTTGAAATTGTCATGATTGATACCTTTTTGCTAGGGGCCGGTTAATACCGCTTCCCAATAGAATACACCTAAGGAGTAAATTCTATTTGAACAGTTAAGTCGCTTCCTGGATTGAGTGAACCAATAGTGTCAACATCAACCGTGATATAGTCTCCAGTCGTAAGCTCCCTGATATTTGGCGTAGATGTTGACACAAGTGTTTGACCAGCAAAGATTTTTGGTCTGTTTGCTTGTGTTGTGAAAACAGTTGTTCCATTTTTGTTCACATCTATGGTTATGTCTGCGCCAGTGGGGGCTGTACCAACTGACGCTCTTACGTTTCCGAGCGTGATTGGCCCAGGAATGTAGAATTTTGCCCGACCAGTTCCTACGCTCAGGGTCCCTGGAACAGTGAAAATCTGCACTTGGTAAGTGAACTGCTGAACGCCGGGAGCGCGGGTAGTTGTTATTAGAACCCTGTTGGGTGTTTCCGTCGTAATTACTTGGACCACATTTTGGGTCATCGCGTTACCTCTGGGGAAAGAATGAATTGGCCTTGCAGTATTCTGTCCACTTCATTTGTGGGTGAAATTATCTCAATGTCATATACTCCAGATGTCAATATTGTCCTTGTGTCCTCAGCCCTAATGAACAGTGTGATAGTGCCATCTGTAGGGTTTGGGTTCCCCAGGGTAATTCTGTAACTTGAAAGGTTTTCTGTATTTAGTGTTGCCATTGCTGTTGCTGAGTCAACGTATTTTCTGACCTGCATTCTCGCTGTGTAGCCAGTAAGGTCCCAAATTAAAAATTCAGGACAGACTGAAGCTCCATTGCAGCCGTTTACATAATCTGGGTTTGTGTATTGCAGAGTTAGCTGAAGGTCAAAAGTAGACCCCTGCTGACAAGTCATTGCATATGTTCCAGCGACCATTGACATGGTTCTCCTCCAATCATCAACCAAGAAGATTGTAGATGAACAAATCTCTATGGAAGCGTAGTTTTACCTACAGAACCGAAACTGAGTCCTTATTTGACCCAACTTTCTTGAGGCCCATGCTCATGGCAATTGAGGCCGCAACAGCAGTCACGCCAATTTTGAGATTTGCTGAATCAGTGAGTGCGTCGAAGTCAGAACCAGAAGCCACCCAGGCACCAAGAAATGCGGTGACGAATGTCTTTACTGCTTGCTCAACTGCTTGCTTGATAAATGATGCGTTCATTTTCTCTCCTGTTTGTAATCGATTAAGTAGAAGCATGAATATTTTATCACAATACGTTTTTACAAAAACACTTGAAAGCCAACTGGAGTAAAACAATATAAGATTTTCGTAAATTATGAAGAAGCAACACAAACCAACAATTGGCTTCATGACTCATGACTGGGCATGGGGGACGGAGCCACTTGAGCCAAATGGATGCTGTTACTACAGATGCACCCTTCCTTCCAATGAACTGAACAAGCGTGGGTGGTTTACTGCTGTCGGATTCCCTGGTTATGGCGCAGATAAAGGATTTGGGATGTTGATGTCAGACGGTAGGTCTGTTCATGGTTGGGACATAATCGTTTTTAAACTACTCATGCAACGAGAAGTGTTGGAAAAAATGCCGCTCGCTCAAGCAATGGGGCAAAAATTGGTAGTTGATGTCGACGACTGGTTTGATGGTCTTGCCGAGACAAATAGAGCATTTCAAGCAACAGACCCCAAAAAGAATCCGGACAACAACAGGGATATTTACGCACAAATAATAATGCAGGCGGATGCCGTTATTACATCAACGCCATTTCTATTTGATTACTACGCAAAAAAACGCGATAACGTTTTTATGGTAAGAAATGGAATCGATTCAGATAGGTATAATAAACGCTCAGTTAGATACCTTAAAAAATCAAATATTGGATGGGTTGGTGCTACCCACTGGCGCTCCAATGACTTAGAGCAGCTTTCTGGTTTCATGGATGATTATTTAAAATCACGAAATACAAAGTTCCATCATTCTGGACACTCACCATCTGCGCCATCAGTACACGACTTACTAAAGATTGATAAAACAAGATTTACACATTCACCAATGGCGCCAATATCGGCATACCCACGCCTTTTTTCCAATATGGATATCGGGACAATTCCACTAAACAACATACAGTTCAATCACGCAAAATCATTCATAAAAGGACTCGAATACGCTGCCGCAGGGGTCCCATTTATAACCTCATACTCTCCAGAATACGAATTCCTGGTCAGTCAGGGAATTGGAAGAATGGCAAAAACTGATGAAGAATGGGTTTACCACCTAGACGAATTAATGAATCATCAAATGCGCATTGATGAAATGAATGAAAACAGAGAATTGTTAAAAAAATTTGACATGAACGCCAGAGGGGATGACTGGGATGCAACAATGCGCGTCATCTTGGAAAAAATTTAGGTGATTCATGAAAGACATTTCTTTTACATTTGGAATAATTACTGTATACGAAGATAAAAATCGATTAGATGAAATTATAAAAAGCATCCGTGATTTAAAAATTCCCGAATACGAAATACTTTTTGTCGGTGGAGGGGATTCATCTGGAATCGAAGGGGATGACATTGTAAAGATTGACTTTGATGAGTCAATAAAGCCGCGATGGATTACTCGCAAAAAAAACATTCTTGCCCAGAATGCAAAATACGAAAATATAGTAATGATGCACGACTACCACATATTCGACTCGAAATGGTATGAAGAATTTAAGTCATTTGGGGAAGACTGGGAAATATGTTCATGCCCTCAATATTTGATTACTGGGGAAAGAAACCCAATGGATTGGTCGCTATGGGATAAGCCAGGGCACGGGCGCGCCTGGTCGCTTGAATACAACGACTGGACACAAACTCAATACATGTATATATCCGGCGGTTTCTTTATGCTTAAGAAACACGTGATGGTTGAAGAGCCACTTGACGAATCGCGTGGGTGGAACGAGGAAGAGGACGTCGAGTGGTCCATGCGCGTTCGGAATAAATACGTAATGAAGTGCAATGGGAAAAGCATTGTCCGTCACAACAAGTGGCATAGACACGCAGGGCCTAATCCAAATGAAAAGTAACTTTCTTGTCATCTTTGACCTTGATGGGGTTTTGATTGAGTCACGCGACGTTCATTATGATTCACTGAATATTGCCCTAAGCAGAGTTGATGTTAAATACGTAATTTCGCAAGAAGAACACCTGTCCAAATATGACGGCCTTGGGACAACTACAAAGCTAAAGATGTTGACCGAAGAAAAAGGCCTTCCAGAATCAAAACATCAACAAATCTGGGAAGACAAACAAAAAGCCACTCTAAAAATACTTTCAGATTTCCCTAAGAACTACGTAGCAATTGACATAATGCAGACCCTGAAGGAAAAGGGCTGGCGTATTGCTGTTGCCTCAAACGCCATAAGAGACACGGTCATAACCGCCCTGGATGCAATTGGGGTTCTCAAATACGTCAGTTACATAATGAGCAACGAGGACGTGAGAAATCACAAGCCACACCCAGAAATGTACTGGCAATGCATGGTCTCCCTTGATGCAAGTCCTGCAAATACTATAATTATTGAGGATTCTCATATCGGTAGAGAAGGTGCGCTTAGTTCTGGCGCAAACCTTCATGCAATAAAAAATGCCGCAGACCTTAATAAACAACGGTTAATGCGTTTTGTTGATGAAATAGAAAATAGAGGCAAAAAGCCTGTTGCTTGGAGGAATGAAAAAATGAATGTTTTGATACCAATGGCAGGAGCCGGCTCTAGATTTGCGCAAGCTGGCTA